AAAACCGCGTTACTTTTTAACTCGCTTAATTCAACAGGGATCACAACTTCAATACGATCATGCCCTAAGTGCGTAGCGGTTGGAATTTTAATTTGATCTAGTAATTCGTCTGTTGTGTGTCCCGCCTCTAGCCAATCTACGATATCGCCCTTGTGCGGCAATCCTTCAAGAGTAACAATTGTTACTTCCTTACAGAGCGTACGCAATTCATCTTTTACAGCTAAAGCGTATTGACGTCCGGGCGTGTCGTTATCAGGTAAGATATAACAGATCCGCCCCGCTAAAGGTAGCAACATGCTACCAAATTTACGGCCTGACGAACCCGATCCAGCGCTTACGGCTATTATATTATTAGCGCGCAAAATGTCCGCGCACTTTTCACCCTCGACAAAATACACCGGCTCGCTTTCTCGTTTAGGATCTGCCAGTAGATCCGCCCCGTACAAGGGCAATGATTCAAGCCGCACGCCCTGCAACCCTTCCGAATATGTGCCATTCGGCAACCTCCACCGTATATCTTTTGTGCCGTCTGGAAAATTCCAACGGGCATGCAATGCGTGTACTTTTGTACCGTCTGAATATGCCCACTCTTGATCGGGCTTGTTATCTGGCACCGGCTCAAATGGGTTTATATCTAGCGTTGTCATTTCTTGTACCTCTTTTTTTTCGTCATGCCATAAACCCATTGCACGCAATCCCTCGATGGCTTCATGTTGTGTACATAATCCCGCCTTGCAATTGATCAGGATTTTTGATCCCTTTTGCGACACAGAAAACGACGGGTTGCGATCTTCTCTATTTGCTCCATGTGCGCATGTTTGAGGGCATGGTGCCACGCCTCCAAACCGCGAGATCCCGCGCGGGGTTCTGTTCCGATCTGTATATAACTTTTCGAGTATCTCTCTAGCCGTCAACATGGCGCGAGTCCATTGGTGCCCACAGTGGCGAATGTCCGAGAATATCCGTACCTAGTACACCGATAATTTCGGCACGTTCGCCAATGCGCCCCGCTAAATTATAGAGATGCTGTCGGGAGATCGGATCTACAGGTGGCGCGCCTTTTAAAACCTTTGTTTTACGGCCTCGTGGAAATAACACATTGCTATATGAACTACGCAGCGCGTTATATCCTTGCGGATCGTTTAAATAATAAGAAACATGTTTTTGCGCGTTATCATTCAAAGGAACATCTATAGATTCTGCACGATACCCGATCACGGTACCTTTAGAAACTCCGTTAATTACAGATACATTTTCAACGGCCAATTTTGAGATCGTTAATCCTCTAATGTGATCCGGCCTTATGTGCTTTGCTTTTGGACGTGGTGACAAGAGGATAGAAAAGATCGCCGCGTTTCTCAGTCGCAACGGAACCGATCGCCCCTCTTTAGATGATGCCGCTTGTACTCGCTGCTTCTCGTCATCGTCAAGCGGTAGCACCCTTTTGCCATTCTCAGCGGCAAAATGATCGCGCCAGTGGGCGTACATACTGCCGCCCTTGATGCTCTGGAACTCGTCTAGCTTTATAGGGCAATCATCCAATTGCCGAACCATAAACGCACGAGCAAAGCGAACTTGTGAGCGTACAGATCGCACGCTGTACCCGTCTTGGTGTAGCCAGTCCGCAAATTTAGATAAGTACTCTGACAATACCGGCGGGTTACCCATTCTGCACCGCCTCTAAATTGCGTTGCCAGTCCTCTAATAAGACTTCCGAATTGCACCAGTCAAGCGCTTTTCCATCTGCGCCGGTTTCGCTGTTTTTATTCCAGCAGCTAACAACGTCACGATCTACAAATTTACCGCCTTTTGGCGTCTTGTGGTGTAGGTTTAACGTGTACCCAGTACCGGCGGTGGTGCATCCGTAACCTTGATCGGCTTTAGGACACTTGAAATTTGAAGGGATCGGCAATTCTGGCTTACCTTCAAACGCGGCAATCTTGCCAACAAATGCAGCATGAGCTACAAAATCCAATTTTTTAGTTGCTACTTCTGGCGGCTGCTCTTGATAATCCTCATCGTATGGTAGCGCCGCTTCTGGTGGTACCTCTTTTAGATTCAGCTCGTCCCGTGCATAATCCGCTAATTTGCCACCTGTAACGCTCTGAGGTGGTGATTCTGGCGCGTTATCAGAAATTGCGATCATTTCCTCACGGCTTGGCCTTTTGTCCGCTGTGCGGCCTATTTGCCCAATGATAGAATTGGCGATTGCCCTACCTATGGCGCTTGTTGAGCAGTTCTCGTAGAACGCCGCCACGTTAGGATTACCCCCATTGGCGGGGCTTAACTCGTGAGCATAGCCAACCGCTAGCGGCAATTTCATTTCCTGTTCCTCTACGTTTTTATATATCGTACATTTGAACGTGCACGATCCCTCGTCACCTTGTACCAGTTCGGGAATGATCCGCGCATCTGGTAATTCTTGGTGCAGGCGTTTAATTCGCTCTGCTACTGTCTCGTACTCATCTAGGTTAAATTTAGCCATTATTATGTAAAGTACCTTCGTACTTATCTCCTTAAAGTTTTAGATCGTCGTAAGCAGCAAATACAATTGCATAGACTGCTTGCAGTTTGTCGTTTTCGTTTGCCACCTCAAGAGATTTACAACCAAAAGTTGTACACTTGAGCGTATGTTTTTTAGCGTTGATTATCCAGTCACGAGAGCACCCGTAACACCACCGCCAATAGTTCGGATTTTTATTTTTTGTGCTATCTAAAAAATGATCAAGCTGATCAATTGTTTTCTTCATTCGCTCGCTCGTTTTTTTCAGATTGTATTTGCTCGCGTACTTCTGTTGTAGAGGCCGCCAAGTTTTCAAGTGCTAAAAGCACATGATCTATTTTTTCGGTATCTATGCGAGTACCGATCCCTGATTTTGCTAATTGTTCTAGTACGGTTTCAGACATAAATATTATGCCCTCCGCGCTTTGTTTTTCTGGCGGGTATAGATCCGCGCTTGCATAATCCAGAATTTGCACTAGGTGAGTTTCTAATTCTGGATCGTGTTCTTTGTTACCGGCATGTATTGCACTCATGACGTTATCGAGTAGATCGCCGGTGTACTCATCACCTGCAACCGTTAGCGTTATTTTTTGGATTTTATAGCTCATGATGTGCGCCCTTTAATTTCTGCGTCATAAGCCCAGCCCGCACATAAGATCTTCTCTAATGCGCTAAGCGGGATCCCGATTATTGACTTGTCGTTTGCTCTAGCGCTTCCGCCGGTATACACGGCACAATAGGCCTCGCCTTCGAAAAAACCGAACTTATATAAGTGCTCTTGTGCATCCACTGGCGAAGTGAAAGTATCACTGCCAAGTGTTGTTTCTTGCTTTTGGCGCTTGTTGAACAGTTTTCGTATAACGCCGCGTGGCGTTGTTGGTGGCGGGCTTGGGCGCTCTGGTGGTGGTGGGCTTGGGCGCTCAATTGTGGGCGCCGCTTCGCCTGATGTGCCATCACTTACACCACTAGCACCGGCGGGCTCTGCTAAACCATTTGAATTTACGCTTTGAAGCGGGAGCGGCTCAAAGGGTAACCCGTTCAGGAGTGGGTTTTTTCTTAAGACGTCTGGGTTAAATTGCCAATCAAAACCCTTCGCAATAACACCGGCATAGCCTCCGTTTTTAAGTTTTTCAATTTCAGTGAGAGGTATATACCATATTTTCCCGTCACCTTCGTGTTCTCCAATTCCAAATTGGCAATGCTTTACACATTTTTTGTAACCTTTAATAAGTCCTCTTTCGAGCGCTTTATAAATAAAACCTACCGGCATTGTTGTAGTTATTGAAAATTCGGAAACACCAATATAACCATCTATGATCTTGCGTTGCCGCCCTTTAAATTCTCGCCTTATTTGTGTGCTCATAATTTTATTTCCTCTCTAATAGTTCTCTGCATTTCTTGTTTTGCCCCCTTGAGAATAAGATCAAGGGCAATGTTAAACTCTTGTTGAGTTCCTCTGAATTCATCCCGTTTAATTCGGAAGCTTTCAAGCAAAAACATTATCTCGTCGTACTGCTCTTGAACTTCTGATAAATAAATTGTATTTTCGATTTTCATATTGTGTACCTCCTAAAGTAACAACGCATAAGCTAGCACAGCACAATTACCACTGTCAAGCCGTAAACATAAAATGCTGCTATTTGCTAATTGCGTCTATGTTCTTTAGAGTAATAAATGCCGGCGGGCTTCATTCAAATTTTAAGAAAGAATACTTCTTAAATGGCTCCATATTACCGCCGGTATAAAAGGTGAAACGATGCCTAGTAAAAACGAAACAAAGAACCAGCGCACTGGCCGCCTGAATAAGCAACGTAGCAAACAAGTAGAGCGCTCGTGGGCTCGTGCCTTTTCCAGTAAGGACACAGAGATCCGGCGGCTAGATGCCACAGCGGGAGCAGGTAAGCGAATGTCCGATCTACGTGTTGAGGCACATGGCAAGGTACTAGATATAGAAGTTAAGCAGCGCTTACGGCCTACCCTTGGATCGCTGTTTGAAGCAGCACAAGAAAAAAAATCAGATATTGCAGATTTTGCGGTACTAGGCTTAGAAGTTCGGAAGGGTGCCGAATATATGAAATATTGTATTATGTCCCGATCTGACTTTGTGAAACTTTTGGGAATCACGGCAATTGATGAGGTGCCCAGTGAATAAAGCAGAATTGCAAGCAGTCGAGGACATGATCGATCAGCGGCTGATTCCTGATCACATCACGAACAATCACCCCGGCGAAGATTTCGACGGCTTACCTAGTGCAATATGCATACATCAAACCGGAAACACTGCACCATTAGCTGATGCATCAGCTCATGCAGCTTATTTGTACAATGGTAGTGGCGGCAGATCTGCCAGTTGGCAAATCACGATTTCAGACACTGAATTAATACAGTCTATGCCGTGGACGGCCAAAGCATGGGCGGCGGGAGATTGGGCGACTGGTGGCCCTACAGGAGGCAACCACACCGCAATTCATTGCGAGCTAACTATACAAGAGGGATACGACGAGCAAGCAACTTTACATAACGCCGCGCGGTGGTGTGCTTGGATGCAACAAACCAAAAAAGTTTCTACGAACACGATCAACCAGCACAATTTCTATAGCGGTAAGGATTGCCCGCAACAGATACGATCTCGCGCTGGTGCTTGGCAAGAGTTTCTAGATCTAGTCGATGAGTACAGAACCGGCAAAAGTTCTGTACCTTGGCTACCTAGTACGCCAGTAATTAAACCCCGCGCGATCACTCAACCGGCAAGAATAGCAACGCCACCAGCGCCCCCACTAAAAGAATTACTACATTTACCGGAAAGCTTAGATCAGTCAGGGGTATTAACTCCAATACGCCACCAGCGCAATATACGTAAGGCGGCTAGTGATGTGGCTATTACAGGCGGTACAGCGAGTGTTTTATCCATAGTAGCGGCAATTATACCGGAAGGAATGCCTACAGAAGCTATTATAGGCGTGTTAGTGGGTGCACCTGTAGTACTAACCATGTTACGCAGATATGCGCGCGATTTACTCGCAGCATATAAAGAAATGAAAAATATACTAGCCAATTAGGGGTTGTAATGGTTACACGTAAGCAAGGATCTATGAGGTACAATTGCAAAGATCGAAAGTCGTGCTATCTCACAGACGCACATCAAAAAATAGAAGACTTTAGCGATTGTTTCCCTGATAATATATCGCTAGGTGATATAGACGCAGTAAACGAGCGAAACGGACAAGTATTATTTATAGAATTCAAACCAACCCGCGAAAGTAAAACGATCGGGCAGTGGCTAACATATCGCGCCTTGTGGCGTAAAGATACGCAAGTTGTAGCGGTTGTTTATGGTAACGCCGTACGGCACGAGTATACAGCGCTAGAAGTGTACTACGGCGCTAAGGACGAACGCGATCCAAATGGGGATCCGCTAGAGCAATACGATCATGTTTTTAAATTCAAGGGTGCGTCTACTGAAAAATGCGCGGATCGTTTTTGCAGACGTACGACAAGCGAACAAAGCGCGCAACTTGAAGCAACCGGCATAGATGGCGGGCATTCGATTAGTTACGATCTTGTATGGGGTTTTGTTCGTGACTGGTTCCGCATGGCCGATCAAGGTAAAAGCGCAGTACAGGCCGCTAAGGGTGCATGTAGTGAACCAATGTTGGCATTTCCCAGAGATTAAAAACCAATTGTAATTGGGAATTGGGAAGTACCCAAGATCCACGAATTACCAATTTTACCAGTTGTAGAATTTAAGCCGAGTGTACACATGAACGAACCTTGCGCACCGTTGCGCCATTCTAGCGATTTAGAAATTATAAAATGATCTTGATCTATTAATCCTGATGTTGAAGGCGGCGGCTGAAATTTTACGTTTACCAGCTCCCTAATATCGAGAGTGCAACATGCAGATTGAGTAGCAGAGTTAACGCGCCCGTTAACGGTGATCGTACGTAGTCTGTACTCTGGTTGTGCAAACTGTGTAAGCATCAGATCGCATAGGCTTTTAACGTCTGCATCATTGTTGCTGTATAAACCTTGTTTAGTGAAATTACGTCTCCCTACGTCCGTTATGCTCGTACTGTCTGTACTGTTTTGAGACGTACCGCCGACACGCTGCAAAGATACATCGTTATACACTAGGCTACTGTTATACGTTACAGCTATTTTTTCAATTGGAATTGTGGGAGTTGTACCGCCGAAATTGGCTTGTACCGCTGAACCCTCTTGAGATGAGTAATCAGAAAACGTAACGTTTCCATCCTGAGCGCACCATATGGCGCTCACGTCTGTACCTTCACTAAACGCGATTATGTCAAGTGCAGTCTTAGCGTTTACGTTTGTTAGCGTTTGCGCGGCTAGTGTGTGATCTCCCGCGTCTACTGCTCTTTTTGTCATTGAAGCCGCATTAAGTACCTCAGTTGCTACTGTGCCGCTTAGCGCGTTTGTAGTGCTCACTGTGACGTTTTGCAAGCTAAGATCGTGTAGTGCGTCTGAACATTGCATCTCAGACGTGGCAAATCCATCAGGCCCACCAGTAAACCCAAACGCCCATTCTCTGACTGTCCCGAAAAAAACAACGGTTTCGCTATTTGGTGCGGTGCTTTCTATAGCGGTTACGCGTACAGCTCTGCCCGGCTTCACTTCTGTTGTACCTGTTGCCGAATCCCAATAGGGCGAACTCTCATAAACGGGATCAAAATCTCGGTTAGTGTTCCGTAGAGTTATGTTACATAACCCCGCGCGATAGGTTAATAATTCGGTTTGCTTTCCTCTACGTATCGAGCATGAAAGCACGGAACTAGATATTTCTACCCATTCAGCAGAAGCGCCTAGCGCCGATGTACCTAAAACGGCTGCTCCTAACTCAAATGAGCTCCACGGCACCCCCGCAGCGGGTACCCATTCCACTTTGCAAGTTGGCGGATCAACGGCCATAACTGCCGCCGTAATTACCGCTGTATACATCAGGCGGTTTGCTTAGCCGAATATCAAAATTATCTTCAATTTCTTCTAGCACGTCCAAAAAATAAAAGTGATCAGAGTGCACACTGTCCACAGACTGCTCAAGTAGTACGATCTGAGTTTTGATAGAATTAAGGCTAGCCTGTACCCCTCCATTTTCAGACGTCATACTGTATAGGTAATGATTGGTGCCGTTTTGGGTATCCCTTAAATCTTGGATCGCTTCGTCTATTAACAAAAGCCGCGTAATTATGTCTAGGATCTGCGATTCTTGATTTTCGTAAATATGGTACTCAACAGAATTAATTCTAGCTTCAATTTCATGCTCTCCGTAATTGTTCACTGACAATATCCGAGACGCTCCCGCCAATTGCTCTTGTATTGCTTGGATCTCTTTTTTTGAGGTGCTAACATTATTAGCCATAGAAAAAACATAGCTAAAGCCCGCTATGATTATAGCCAGTACGGGAATCATGGACGAAACAAGAGCTACGTTATCCCGCAAAAAAGATTTTTTAGCTGGTGGCATATATACAGAATAACAAATAAATCAAACCGCGCTTGCTTTATCTGGTTATAGAGTTTACAGTAGAACACAGAAGAGGTACTGAGATGACGACACGAACGACACAAGCCACAAAGAACACAGTAGGAAACGCATTTGCTAACTGGGACACAATCGGCAAATGGGGCGTATACCAGATCGCTTTTGATGCAATGAAAGCAGGCAAAATACGATTATATGAGATCGTCGAGATTGCAGAAGCCGAAGCAGGAATACGCGAGAGCGTGATCCGTATGCGCCGCGCAGACTGGATCCGGATGTAACAGATATGACACATCAAGAATTAGTTAATACTTATTGGAATTGGAAACTTAAAAAACTAGCACAGGTAAAAAGATGAGCGATCCACAAATGAGAAGCACCCTAGAGCGATCATGTATTGAGGATGAATTAGATCTCGTACTAACGAACATAAATAACCAACTAAAGCGGACATGTAACCACGCAGAGCAAGAAGCGCTAAAAATAATCTTAGAGGGATCGCTAGCTCGTTGGTACTTGTATTGTGAGGAATGGGAAGATCAAGCTTAGTTCTTATTGGTTTACATTTGCACCATTAACAAAAGTATGGTTTAATCTAATTGAGTCACGTTACAAATCGAAAAAATCTAAATCCTAGCAGAACCGGAAGGGCCGAACATGCCCGAAATACAGAAGCACACAAACAAGTGTATAATCCGCAATAAGGATCGCATATTCTCGGTACTCACTAGGTGTAGAATTTTCAACATTTTCTACGTGCGATCCTTATCGCACACCCTATACCGCTTCATATATACGCTCGATACTATGTATTTGTAAAATAGTTTAAGTTGACACTTGCACTATTAACAAAAATCTATATACTAACCATTAGAGCTTAAAGCTAAAACATACTAAAGAGGTACAGAGAAATGATTAACAGCGAAGCAATCACGATAAGTACAATCAACGAGACAATCGAAAGCGTAGAAAGCAATATAGATGCTTACTGCTACGGGTGCGGTTGTAGCTTCATAGATGGTGAAAGTATGATCGTTATGCTTTCACACGCAGAGCAAAAAAATATACACTCAATAGCGCGAGCGTCACACCCTGACTGCATAATAGAGCGCGAAGCAGCGCGATCATTGTCTGTAGTTGTACGGCGTGGTGAGTATAGCGGTATAACAAATAAAACGTTAATCATAAACAATTACGGGCTACTTATAAAATAGTTTAAGTTGACACTTGCACTATTAAGATAATAAGAGTAGAGTAAAACCATACTAAAGAGGTACAGACAAATGACAACTACAAAAACAACAGCAATAGATCCAAAAATGGCAAAACTAGATACTACGCGATTACATCAGATGCGCTCGCAGTATAACGCAATGGATCAATCATACCCGACAACAAAACATATGATTACGCGAATCAATAGAGAATTAAAAAAGCGCGGTAAGTGTACATGTGTTTGTTGCTACGAAGCAAGAGAAATTGAACGGCGCGGAATCTAAAATGACAAGAGCAGAACGCAAAGCCACAAGAAAACAAACACAGTATACAACGAGGTGCACCATGAAAACTACAAAAGCAACAGCAGCAGAACGCAAAGTCGAACGCAAAGTCCAACGCAAAGCCCTACTAAAAGCGATATTTTATAGTACGGACGCATACATCGTTGCGTATGGCCGCACCAACATGAACAACCTACTAAAACGCTTACAAGAGGAGGAAGCAGCGGAAGCAGCGGAAGCAGCAGAAAAAAACCAGATTGAATATCTGGATAAATTCGACGGCTTGCCAACACTAAAACCCTTAAAACCGTTTAACTAAAGAGGTACAGAATATGCAACCATTACCAGCAACGCCACTAACCAATAATTATGATGCTTTAGTCTTAGCTATTAGGTTAGGCATAACCGCAGAGACTGAAGATCAAGCCCGCCGCATTAACGAGTATATATACGATTTAGCATCCGTATGCACACCTGAAGACATAGAGCGAGCAAAAGCGGAAGCAATCAAAGCCGAAGCAATATAATTAAAAGCCGCACCTAGATATGTGGGGAGTTGATGCGGCTACTGTAGCGGGGCGCTTTAATGCTATAGCGCCCCTATGGAGTGTTGCGATCGGTGATTCTTCACGCAACTCTTAAAGCTTACCATAGATATTAATAAGCCCCGTTACCACTGTTTAAATACCGTGTAACGGCGCCGTGCTCAAGACTAACACACATATGTACATACTTATGGTATTGTTCCTGTAGTGCAACCGTTCATACGTGGAGTACACCGCATTAGCTTAGTATGGTTGCACTGTCTATATACACTTAGCATCTAGCTCCTGTTTTAAAAGTGCTGTACTACTGTCTATTATAAAATAAAAAAACGCTGGTATGATCGTACTACAAAGGCCGTTTTGGGAGCGCCTAAGGGCTTCCCAAGACTTTTAACGGGCGCCGATCATAAAAAACCAATAATATAAAGAATAAAGAATAGAAGCACCCTAGCTATCGTGGTATCTGTTTGTGTTCTTGGTGCTGTTGGGTTTAAAATCGCCATATTGGAATGTATGCGCAAAAAGCATGCGACGTATAAATAAATTTAACTTTTTCTGATTGAGTTCACGTAAAAGTATTATGTAAAGTAGGAACAGTACATGTCAAACCGGATCGGACGGCCACGCGGCAGGGCTAAAGCAACGGCGATCAAGGCAACAGAGCGCCGTTATCGAATGTTAGAGCTCACGAAAGCAGGACACACGCAACGCGAGATCGCACGCATCGAGGACGTATCACATCGATTGGTAGCCACGGAAGTTAAGCGCGCATTGGTGGACATGGCGAAGGACATGCAGCAAACCGCCGAGACAGTGCGCGATCTCCAGACTGAGCGCCTCAATAAGCTCTTGTCTGTTAACTGGCCTGATGCACTAGAGCGCGATCCCAAGGCTACAGATACATGCCTTCGTGTTATACGGCAGATCGCACAGCTTCACGGCCTCTACCCTGACAAGAGCACGATCATACAGCAGAACACCGCGCAGTTCTTGCGCCCTGAAGACTTCCGGTTCTCGATAGAAGCGGCAAGCGGTAACCGTACGACGATAGACGCAACCGCTAAAGAAGTAGACTAGACACATACCGCACCGCTGCATATCGTTATGTAAACCAGCGCACCATACAGACACGCAGCCACCACGCACCCACCCAAGCCCACCACCACACACCCCACCAGAACCACCCCCAAAACACCCCCGCCAGAGCCCCGCTATAGTGCGAAGGTATACCCCTGTTTTA